AAAATTAAAAAAGTAGAAAAAGGTACAGATGTAGTTTCTTATTCTGAAAGAGATGTTGATTTAGGTGAATCAATACAGCCTGAAGATATTACAATGGGCATAAGTTTAGAAGCTGAAGATGAAGATATTATTCCATATTATGAAACTTATCATAAAAAGAAATTTGCTTATTATAATGTTTATATAAAAATTCAACCTTCTCCAGTTGAAATGGATAATATAAAAGATGAAGTAAAAAAACAATTATCTGATTTTAAAAATGAAATAGAAGTTGGTCTTATAGAAAAACAAATACAGATACAACAATCAGTTGAAAATGGTGAAATTATTCCAGAAAGAGCTCAATTAGAAATAAAAAAATCTGAAGAAATGGCTGCTCAAGCAATAAAAGAAAAAGAAATGACTTTAGTTGCTGAAGCTCAAGATGCAGCTACTATCATTAAACAACAAGTATTAACTGAATCAGATTATAGAATGATAGAAAGAAATCCAGAAACTAAAAAAAATATAGTAGATGCAATAAAATTTTATGAAAATAGAATTATTCAAACTTGTAGTGCTGGTGATGATGTATTTTTATATGAATATACTTTACCTGTAAATGAATATCCAATTGTACCAATTCCTTATATGTACACTGGAACTCCTTATCCAATGAGCGCAGTAACTCCATTAATAGGAAAACAACAAGAAATAAATAAAGCTCATCAAATAATGCTTCATAATGCTAATTTAGCTTCTAATCTTAGATGGATGTATGAAGAAGGAGCAGTTCCAGAAGATGAATGGGAAAAATATTCTTCAGCTCCTGGCGCATTACTTAAATATAGGCAAGGATTTGCAACTCCAACTCCTATTATGCCAGCTCCAATTAATAATGCTTTTTATTCTGTTGTTCAAGAAGGTAAAGCTGATGCAGAATATATAAGTGGTGTTCCTTCAGCTATGATGGGATTTGCACAAGATCAAGCTGAAACATATAGAGGTTTATTAGCTAATGATGAATTTGGAACTAGAAGATTAAAAGCTTGGATGGGAAGCGTTGTAGAACCTGCACTAGAACATTTAGGAAGATGTTTTCAAATGAGAGCTCAAAATCATTATTCTGTAGAAAAAGTATTTAGAATAGTACAACCTGAAGCTGGTCAAACTCCACAAGAACAAGAAAAAGAAGTAAGAATAAATATTCAATTATATAATGATTACGGTGATGTAATTGGAAAATATAAAGACTATGCAAGTGCAAGATTTGATATAAGAATTGTTGCTGGGGCTACAATGCCAGTTAATAGATGGGCCTTATTAGAAGAATATTTTAAATGGTTCCAAGCTGGATTAATAGATGATATAGCTATGTTATCTGAAACAGATATAAGAAATAAAAAACAAGTTATGGAAAGAAAATCTGTTTATTCTCAATTACAAGGTCAAGTTTCTTCTATGGAAGAAGCTATGAAAGATAAAGACGGAACTATTGAAACATTACAACGTCAATTAGTACAAGCTGGTATTAAAATGAAAGTTGGAGATGCTAGTAACGAAATTAGAAAAGACGTACTTCAAACTGAAGCTCAACAAAAATTATTAAGAGGCATGATGAAAGTTGAATTTGATAAAATGAAAGATCAAATGAAAATGGACATGGAAAATGCTAAAAAAGACGTAGCTAAAAACGAAAAATAATTCTATTGTATTTTATAAAAGTTCCTTATTAATTTAAGAACAATCTTAATAAGGAGAATAGTATGTCAGAGCAAGTAGGCAACGCCACAGAGGCCCCTGAAAGTGCAAACGTACAAGATGCCGTTATGGGTATGAATTCAGATAATTTTTTTGAAGAGTTAGATAACCAAGTAAACGGTGCAATAATAGATGAACCTTCACAACCAACCTCGAGTCAAAGCGATAACACGCAAACGAGCCCTAATGTAGAAGTTCAGAATAGTGAAGAATCTACTAATGAAAATGTAGATAATTTACAAAAAAGGTATAGTGATTCAAGTAGAGAAGCAAAAAGGTTAAATGGAAAATTAAACGAAATTGAACCTTATATGCCTATACTAGATGCTATGCGAGAAGACCCTAATTTAATTACTCATGTGAGGAATTATTTTGAGGGTGGAGGTCAAACCCCAGAAACAATGACTGAAAAACTGAATTTAGGAGAAGATTTTGTTTTTGATCCAGATGAAGCTTTTTCAAAACCAGATTCCGATTCTGCTAAAGTATTTGGAGCAACCGTTGATGGAATAGTCCAAAGACGATTAAACAATGCTTTACAAGGTCAAAAGGTTGAAAATCAAAAACTTGCAAAAGAAACTGATTTTAGATCTAAACACGAAATGGATGATAAACAATGGTCTGAATTTGTAAATTTTGCTAAATCCAAATCACTTGAACTTGATGATATTTATTATCTTATGAATCGAAAAAACAGGGATGAAAAAATTGCTACTAATGCTAGACAAGAAGTTCAAAACAAGATGCGTGAAGTTCAACAACAACCTGGCACTTTAGCTACTCAAGGAAGTGTTCAGACAGAAAAATCTCCAGATGATTCAGTATTTGATGCCATTTTGGGTTCGACTAATGAACTAGAAAAGGCTTTTGGTATGTAAATATCAATAGCCATTAACTCAAAATAAAGAGGTAAACAAATGGCTACAGATGTATTTAGCTTAGGTACATATTCGGATACAGCGAGTTATCATTCCGATGGTACTTCAAAAGACACTGGTGACCTTAGAAGAAAATACAATTTCGGAAGTAGGGTTTCTGAACTAAATATTGCTCAAGACCCTTTCTTTAGATTTGTATCTAAAGTTGCTAAAAAGCCAACAGACGACCCAGAGTTCAAATTCACAGAACGCAGAGGATCATACCATAAAAGATATGCTTATGTAATGGGAGCGGTTAACGCTTCTGGAGCAGATTATTTTGGTGATTCTGAAATAATTGCGACTAATGATGCTGGAGCTGGAACTTCTGTTGCACAAGGAGACACCGTTAAATTATATATGGCGACTGATTATAAGTCCGCTGGTAATTTACAAAATGTCTATGGTAACACTGATAATGATTGGAGCGTTGGTGCTTCTGGAACAAGACCTGCATTTTTCTTGCCAGGCCAAGTAATAAAAGTTCCAATGACTGATGCAACTGATGGTTCTAATTGGGGTAAAGATTATATTCTTGTAAAAGCAACTGCTGTTACTGACTCTCTTTCAAAAGATAGTAAAGAATGTGTTCTTGTTACTGGTACTGTTGTAAAAGCATCTTCAACTTGTGGTGAATTTGCTGGTTGGCATACAAACAATTTTAGTCCTTCTGGCGATTCTGCTGGTGATGAAGTTGTTGCTGATAAATCAATATCTGGTACACTTGAAAGTGCTCGTTCCTACGTTGTAGGTTCTGCTCATGGACAAGGAACTGGGTATCCAGAAACTTGGAAAGATCAACCTTTCTCAACAGGTTTTGGTTTAACTCAAATTTGGAAAACTGCAATGGCAATGGATAACACAACTCGTGCTACCGTTCTAAAGTATGAACCAAATGAGTTTGCTAGAATTTGGCGTGAAAAGTTAATTGAACACAAGTTCGATATTGAAACATCATTATTGTTTGGATCTCAAGGAACTGTCGATAGTGTTAATTATACTGAAGGAGCTGTTGATTTTATTACTAATTATGGTAATATTTTTGATGGATCTGGTATAGGTGGCACAGGTTCTAAGTCTCAAGATGATTTTCTTGATGATATGAGTAATTTCTTAGATCCTCGATATAATAATGCAAACGCTACATTGTTTATGTGTTCAACTGCTACATATAATTGGTTGCATAAACTAAGTGGATACTTCACTGCTAATATGAAAAAGACAGATTTAGGTTCTCAAAATTCTTTTGGAGCAAGATCTGATTTCAGTATTGGTGGAAAGAAGAACGTCTTTGGTGTAGATATTACACAAGTTTATACTCCTTATGGAGTTATGAATGTTGCTCGTAATATTCACTTAGACGGAACTCAAATAAAGATAATTGGAGTAAACATGAAATATTGTGCATACCGACCATTAGTTGGTAATGGACTAAATCGTGATACTGCAGTTTACGTTGGAGTTCAGACTCTTGAAAATAGTGGTGTTGACCGTAGAGTTGATTTAATTCAAACCGAAGCTGGGATGGAATGGCAAATGCCAGAAGCCCACGCTGTATGGAAATAAGGAGGTATGAATAATGGGAAATCCTTTATACGGACAAAACAAAGCTGATAACGCAATAACAAATGCTCCTAAATTGGCCATAAGTACACAATTGGATTTAACTTCTAGCACTGGTGTATATACAGTTTTAGATGTTCCAGCTGGAACTTATGTTCATAAAGTACAAATTCTTGTAACTGCGGCTATAACTGCAGGTTCAATGGATATTGACGTAGGAGATGGTGATGACGCTGATCGTTTTATAGATGGTTGGGCGGCAGCTACTGGAGCTTTAGCATTAGGTTCAATCATTGATTGCCCTGGTGCAGCAGCTGGAGTAACTAGTGGTCGTTACTATGCATCTGCTGATACTATTGATATTGACATCAATACAGTCGCAAGCGCTGGTAAAGTTAGATTATTAGTTTGGTGTAGTAAGCTTGATGCTTTAGCACCTGCTTCGTTAAATACGATACCAGTTGAACAAGCGTTAGCTGATTAACTATAAACAACAATATATAAGGGGCTTCGGCCCCTTGTATATAATAAAAAATTTTAAATGGCAATAACAGATATACAAGCAACAGTTTTAGCAAACACAGGGAATACACCAACTGCAAATAGCATAGAAGATGCTCAAAGATATGTAGTTTCTAATATTCCAAAAAATTTATTAACATTTGCGCAATCAACTTCATCAGCGTCAACTGATGGAAGCGCAATTTCATTTGATTTAAATGATTCTATTATAGATGTACAAAGAAACGGATATAGTTGTAATGAGATACCTTTATCTCAAGCTGTATGGGCTTTAGATTCTTCAAGTTTAAAATTCGCAACTGCTCAATATCCAGTTTGGTATCATAAAGGAGGATCGGTTCATATTGCTCCAGTAACTGATGGAAGTAATGCTGGATATATATATTATGTAGATTATAGTAAAGTTGATGATGATTCTGATTTAAGAAATATAGTAATTAATTATGCAACTTCTAAGGAATTT